GGCTTTGATTGGTGGTGACCACGCGCTAACAAAGTCTCCCCATATGTAAGAGGTGCTGTCACCATTATCGACAACGCACAAGTCTTCTGAGTTGACTTCCCACTTTGTACCCCAGTTTTCTCTTCGCCAGTCGAAATACTCATTCTCTTTTAAATTGTCTGGCTCTGGGCGTAGTGTATTGAGCAGACCATCGCTCTCCACATCTTCCCACAGCTTGTTTATTTTCTCGGTAGATCCCGAGATCTTGATTCTATTTTCGCACCAGTTTGGCATGATAGTTCTCCCTTAGTTAAAGCCGCTTATTAATGTAACTTAGTTCGATCTGGAGGTAGTCCCAGTCGCCTTGCGTTGCCGCTGTGAATACCGTTTCGCCATCGTTTAGTGATGGGAGCGATTCGAGAAACCCCTTCACAGTCATTAACTCCCTCTCTGGGTAGTCGATGGGGTCGATTTGAAAAACGCCATGCTCTTTGTTTGCCGCATAGTGTATTGTATCTGGATCGTATTGCATTGTATTTCCCTCTTCAGTTAAAGCCGCTCACGCGGCTTGTTGCTGATCGTTAGATTGAAGTGATTCAATGTACTGCACCGCCTTCTCGGCTAGTGATGCCGCCTTGAAGATAGCCTTCGGTTCACTCTTCAGACACTTGATCCACCCATTCAGATACTGGGCATGATCCGCTCGCGGCTCGTTGGTGATGCCGAGCAGGGCACACTGGAATGCCGCACCCATTTCAGCCACTAACTCCTCGAAAGCATAGTCGGGCGAGCCAAACCGATTCCCCAGATCACGCTTGCATCTCGACTGATGACCCGTCCAATGAGTCAACTCATGGAATAGAGTCGAGTAGTAGTTCTCAACCTGTGTCGAGTGCTCACTGGCTTTGAATGACTCGAGGTGCGGCACTTGAATCCAGTCGGCTGTGGGCTTGTAGAACGCACCGCCAATATTATTGTGGCGGATATCTGCGCAAGTGTTGGACACCCACTGATCAGCGCCTTCAATGCGCTCCGCCTCGCTCAACTCAATGCCTTCCACTTCGTAGCCATCGACCTGCCCTGCGTTGAACACAGTGAAGGTTCTCATCATCGGGATAATGGTATCGTCTCCGGTCTCTTTGTCCTTAACTTGCAGAGGCTTGAAGAACACCACCGATGTTCCCTCTTCGCCTTTGCGGACTTGCGCCCCGACCGATTGCCACTGCTTGTATGTTGCCCATGCTTGCCCTGTCAGACCGAGTAGCATCACGTTGATACCCGAGTATCTGCGACCAGTCACAGCATTGCGTGGCATACCTGCTCGCCCACCCTGCATTGGGTTCATCCAACCTGCGCCCACTGTCTGCATCTGGGCGAGGATTTGATCTGTAATTTTTTGATAATTGCTCATGACTTATCCCCTCTCAAAATGTCCATAATTTCGCACAGTCTCACTGTGTCTTCCTCTGATGGTTCCACGCCTTCAAACCTAGCGAGATTAATCTTCTCAGCTAGGATGCTTGCTTCAAGTATTTTAATCTTCTCAACTAAGATGCTTGCTTCAAGTATTAGTGTGTCGCTCATAACATTCTCCATTGGTTGAGGGGCTTACGCCCCGAGTAGTTCAATTGCTTCGTTTAATTCCGCAATCTTAGCTTCGCAGATTGCTACGTTTACTGGGTCACAGTCGCCACCCCACGCTGTCATGTAGTACTCAAGATTCGAGTACCAATGATCAAGCTCGCTCGCAATGCGATCTAATGCGTATTCATTGTTACTCATAACATTCTCCATTGGTAGAGCCGCTTACGCGGCTAAAATCTCCGCATATGTCAACGGCTTTGCCCAGTATCCGTAAACCATTTTATTCGAGCAGTCCCAGATGTCATTTACTGTGCCGTCAATAACACATACATAGTGTCTCGCCTGTCTCGCTATCACCGTTCCGTTTAGGTCGGATGGTCTAGCTTTGCGTCCTTCAAACCTTGGAGCCGAGAACCATTTGTACCCTACCGCTCGAAGTGCGGCATGATAGTCTTCTTTGTAAATTCCATTTGACAGCTTACCGTTACCTGCCTTGCCTCGATTAGTGAACTGGCGCAGGTGATTCTCTGCGACTTTCCAGTCCATGCCTGTTGCGATAACTAACGCTCGGACTCCGCAGTAACCGCTTTTCAATGATCGGTACTCTTGCTGTCCGCCATCGTTGTATTTAAAGTTTCCCATAGTCTTCTCCATGTAGAGCCGCTTACGCGGCATATTGTGTGTTTCTTTTAAGGTGCCACTTCTCAAGCACCGGCTCGCCACAATCATCTTCATCAATGACGATGTAAGCCACGGTCTTCTTAACCGTAGCATATCGGTAGCCTTGATCACCGCAGACACCTTGCCCACCGACCCACACCTTGTGCGGGAACTGATAGCAGGTGATCTGATGCATATCATCATTGATTGAATACTCGAACCAGTTGCCGTGATCCTTCTCAACGAAGACCCCGATAGGGTCTTTAGTGTATGTGTAAAACATTATTTCGCTCCCCGCCACTGGTCATCAACGTAGACATCAACTTCATAGCAGTCTGATAGCAGACCCGTGATAGTGTCGCGATCAATGCTTGGCTCGCCTTTCACATCGAGAATCCCTGCGGCAAGAAGTGGGTTGCTGATAGTCCACTGGATCAATGCCTTCGAGTCCTCGATTGACAGGTTGCTCGTGTCATCGTTGAGCAGTGCGGGCAAGAAGTGACCCGCGATGTTTACAGTGTCGTGTAGTTTAATGCTCATAATTATTCTCCTGTTGGTCTCATTTCGTTAACGTCAAATCCGATAGCCTCGAGAGCATCGAGCACTTCCTTGGGCAGGTAGTCAGCGTTCCAGTAAGCAAGTTCTCCACCTTTGAACCAGAGGAAGCCGCCATATCCATTGCTACGCTCATTGTGATCGAACCACCCGTAACGGTTGCCATTGACATCTAGCTCGTTAAAGCCGATCTCGAAGTTCGCAGTTCGCATTGTGTCCATAATCATTCTCCCGTTGTTGGGGCGCTTACGCGCCCAACAGTTCTTCAGTGTAGGTTACAAGATATCCTGCGTGACCAATCAGTGCTCGCAGTACCAGTTCCTCGCGGTTGTCATCTGCATAGATCTCATAAGTACCATCGCCCTTCACGACATCATAGCCGCCCTGTCGTGCTTGCTTGAGAACGTCCTGTAGGCTCTTTTTAGGAAATACTTGTGTGCGCGATGGCTGAATTACTTTGCTCATATTATTCTCCCAATGTTGGGGCGCTTACGCGCCCTCGTAAATGTATACTGATCCTGCATCGTTCCATTCATAGACCAGACCGTATTGGTCTAGGATCTTAGTGACCTTTGGGCTGACCTCGGGATACCCCGATCCAAACTCGCCCCAGTAGTCCGCCCATATTTCTGTTTCGTTATCTTCAGCACTCAATACAAAGAGCGCCACATCTTCTTTGCCGAATCGCAATACGGGTGCGCCCATGTTCTGAAGTTTGCTGAAAGCTCGCTGTGCTCGTGTCTGTGTGTTCATGTCAATCTCCATATCAGTAGTAGTAGAGTCACTCAATCAGTGACATCTCGCACAATACATAGGTAATAGTGCATACGCAATACCTTTTAGCAAAAAAAATACACCGCCATGACCAGATCACTGCCTACATCTATACGCGTACCAAAACAGCCCAAAACCACTGTACATACATACAGCAAAACGCCCAGATTGAACGATCTCATAGCAACCAAGGCTAGGGCATAGGGTAGGGCTAAAATCGCTTAGAACGCGTTTGAGAGCCTCTCAGGGGTATGTAACCAAATAGCATATAAATGATAACGGTTAGACCCGAATGGCATATATCGTTACGATACCCCTCAACACCGAACACATAACGGAGCAGATCAATGGCAAAGGAACTAACACCGAAACAGGCGCACTTCGCTCGATGTGTCGCAAGCGGCATGACTCAAGCGGATGCTTATCGTGAAGCGTACAGTCCAAAACAGGGTACGACTGCGGCAAGCATTCACACGTTGGCATCACGGCTGATGGGGCAGGTTGAGATTAGATCTAGGGTCGATGCGCTGATACGGGCTAGGGAGCGTGCTGTAGTAGCTTCTGCCCTTACCGATAGAGACAAAGTGCTGAACCGACTTCGGGCATGGCTCGAGGGCACAGAAGAGGCAGACAGCAATCGTCTTCGTGCGGCAGAGCTTCTTGGCAAGGCATCAGGGCTATTCACTACAGACATCAGCGTGACTACAAAAGACCGCGATTCTTCGCAGGTGGCGGCTGAGATCGAGTCGAGGCTAGCGGCTCTGCTGGGGAGCACTGCTGACGCACTTGATGACGCAGACGCAGGTGGCTCGATCCATTAGCGCAGATGTGCCTCACATTCGCGGGGAGTGCCGCCCATCTGGGTGCGTACCCCCACCCCCCCTGATCGCACCGCCCGCCTGTATATCCGTATACATAATGAAACGCTCAAATAATTACACTACTTTCAATAATTGCCCACTATCACCTATAAGTTGTTTCCCCTTTATTCCTAGGAATAGGCCTAGGAATCCTAGTGCCCCATATAATTTTCTAAAAATTTCGACTTTTTCTGGTAATTTTTCTAGGTAACACCCTTGGTGTAATCCCCTTTTTTTCTAGGAAATTGCCAAGGAATCATAGGCTTACAAAAAATTTTAAAAAAATTTCTGTTTGCTATTGACTTCTTGTCAATAGGCTCATAAAGTTATAATCATGCCTGTATCTATACCTAGGAATATTCCTAGTCTAGGAATACCTAGCGAAGTGTATTCCTAGCCCCCCTTTGAGAGGGGGGATAGGAGAGCATAAAGTAGCTAGGTAACCTTCTAGTAACCAGAAGAATTCCTAGTTACTAGGAATATTCCTAGTACCTAGGAAGGAAAATTAAAAGGTAGTCCTATGCCTGTTTTAGACAGGATCGATCCTAAACTTCTAAAGAACATTAAGTCTTTGCCTGTAGAAGAACAGGCGGAGATACTAACCCTAATTGAAGAACTTGAAGAAGCCGAGAAGAAAGAACTTGCTCGGAAAGACTTCATGGGTTTTGTTAACTTGGTTTGGCCTGCGTTTATTGGTGGAAGGCACCATGCGATTATGGCAAATGCTTTTGAAAGGGTTGCCAGCGGCGAGTTAAAGCGACTTATCATTAATATGCCGCCTCGTCATACCAAGTCTGAATTTGCATCATTCTTGTTGCCCGCTTGGTTTCTTGGTAACTATCCTCAAAAGAAGATTATTCAAACAGCACACACCGCCGAGTTATCTGTTGGATTCGGTAGAAAGGTTCGTAACCTTGTAGACAGTGATGATTACAAGGACATATTTCCCGATCTGGCATTACGGTCTGACTCGAAAGCAGCGGGTCGTTGGAGCACCAACAAGAACGGTGAATACTTTGCGATTGGTGTTGGTGGTGCTGTAACGGGTAAAGGTGCTGACCTACTCATTATTGATGACCCTCATTCAGAACAAGAGGGGCAGAGCGCAGACCCCGGTGTGTTTGACAGGGTATATGAATGGTATACCTCTGGGCCTCGACAGCGTTTACAGCCCGGTGGTGCAATCATTGTGGTTATGACTCGGTGGCACAAAAGAGATCTTACAGGGCAGATATTAAAATCATCCCTCCAAAGAATAGGATCGGATGAATGGGAGGTCATCGAGTTCCCGGCATTGATGCCATCAGATGAACCCCTATGGCCTGAGTTCTGGCCAAAAGAAGAATTGCTTGCATTAAGGAACGAACTTCCTTCTCCTAAATGGAACGCCCAGTACCAGCAGAACCCAACCTCAGAAGAGGGCGCTCTGGTTAAAAGGGAATGGTGGAAGGAATGGGAGTCGAACACACCCCCGGATTGTGAGTTTATTATCCAGTCATGGGATACCGCGTTCCTTAAAACACAGAGAGCTGACTTCTCTGCATGTACAACATGGGGCGTTTTCTACGCACCAGATGACACTGGCACCCTACAGGCAAACATTATCCTGCTGGATGCACATAAGGAACGATTAGAGTTTCCAGAGCTTAAAAAGAAAGCATATGAGTTCTGGGTAGATTGGCAGCCCGATGCGTTTATTGTGGAAGCCAAGGCGGCGGGTATGCCGTTGATCTTTGAGCTTAGAGCGATGGGTATTCCAGTATCAGAGTACACCCCCTCGCGTGGCAACGATAAGATCGCAAGGGTTAACGCGGTTGCCGATTTGTTTGCGTCTGGCAAGGTTTGGGCACCAAAGATGCGATTCGCAGAAGAGGTTATCGAGGAGTTTGCATCATTCCCCGCCGGGGAGCATGATGACTTAGTTGACTCATCGACCCAAGCATTGTTACGGTTTAGACAGGGCGGGTTCCTAAAGCTGGAATCCGATGAGGATGAAGAACCGTTTTACGGCAAAAAAGCAGAATACTACTAATGATTGAAGTAAACGGCTGGTTTATTGAGAAGCTCTTCAGGCCGATATTTAGAAGGTTCAGTAAGGTAGGAGATCAAGAGTTTTTTGATAACTCGGACTTTCCTATCACGGCAAAACTTGAAGAAAACTATGAGATCATAAAGTCAGAATTTGAATCGATGCGTCATAGGATTTGTGACTTTGCGCCGTTTCAGGATATAAGCCCAGACCAGATATACATCTCGAACGATGACAAGTGGAAGATGTTTTTTCTTAGGGCTGGAACCATAGACTTTAAAAAAAATTGCGAGCAGTTTCCAAAAACAATGGAGATTATCAACTCAGATAAGAACTTGGTCTCTGCGTACTTTTCGGTAATCGGCCCCCGCAAAATGCTGATGCCACACGAAGGCCCGTGGTGCGGTGTATTAAGAGTTCACATGGGAATTGATATTCCTACTGGCGGAAGCGGTTGCACGTTGGTTGTGAACAAAAAAGAATACAATTGGGAAGAAGGAAAGTGTGTTGTGTTTGATGACACATATGAGCACTTTGCGGTTAACGCAACAGACAAGGATCGTGTTATTCTGTTTTTAGATTACATGCGACCGCTACCTCTTCCGTTGAAATTAATTAATAAATTTGTTGTTTATATGGCAAGGTTTTTCCCATATTTTAAAGAGCCTATCCGGCGACATGCTGAGTGGGAAAAAACATTTTACCAAGATACGGCAAAAAAGCAGAATACTATTAATGGCCTACCTGCAAAGTAACATACCGCACTTCAAGTGCTGGGTTAGAAAAGAATACACCCACAACCACAGTAAGTATCATGGTGAGTTTATCCATGCGATTGCGGTTGCGGTAACAACAATGCCAAACCGATGCTTGAGCTTTCAGGTGATATTCACGGGGGCAGAGACATACGACAGCGATGAACCCAATGTTCATGGCGGGGCGATGTGGGCAAGAATGCCAATCACTGCATTGGTAGCTGATACTCCGTTTGATGAGTGGCCGGAGCCAATGCCCGTTTGGGCGGCGCAGCCTTGGGATTGCAGTTCGCATCATCACGCGGTTTACAAGATTGATAGGGCGACACCGTGCCCTTGGCTTGCTAAGATAGACGGTAGATTTTACCCGGCAAAGTATTACTTTACTGTAGATTACGCAGAAAGCGAGATAGCAGACGATCCAGCTCAACACAAGCAAAGTCATGTTTTGGAGCTTCTTGATGCTGGCCCTTGGACGGGAAATATTGTTGCCCTTCCAAACAACCGTGTTAGGGTTACACATCCAGCATGGTTTGAAACTGGGGAGGGAGCGCCAGACTTTAGGCCTTCTCAACACACTCATTACAGCAAGTCAGACCTAGATTACACATTAGATGTGAATCAGGTTTTTGATAATCTATATGCAGGAGATTCAAATGAAGATGAAGAGTAAAGGCTATATGGCTGGTGGCAAAGGCAAGATGGCCAAAGGCGGAAATGTTCCAGCAACCAAGGGCTATTTCCGTGGCGGAAAGCTAATGGGATCTAAGGGTATGGCTAAGGGTGGCAAAATGATGTCACCAAAAGGTATGGCAAAAGGCGGAGTTGTTAGAGGCTCTGGCGCAGCAAGACAGCAAAACTTCACTAGGAACGGATAATGGCTATTGACCGTCCCTTGCGGACAGAGATCGAAGACCAAGACGAAGCAGCTCTAGAGATAGAGGTTGTCAATCCAGAAGCGGTTTCAATTGAAACTGAGGATGGCGGCGTTCTTATTGATTTTGGAGACAGCTTAGAGAATGAGTCTGCCGATGATCACAACGCAAACCTAGCGGACTTTATTGACGAGACAGACCTTATGGGCATCTGTCTTGATCTTGTTAGCTCGTTCCGGGCAGACAAGGAAAGTCGAGCTGACTGGGAGCGGTCGTATGTTAAAGGCTTGGATCTTTTAGGTCTCAAGCACGAAGAAAGAACTCAGCCTTGGGATGGGGCTTGCGGTGTGTTCCACCCCCT